ATTTGTATTGCCGCCTGGCCCATCAGTCAGTGGATCATAAAAAACTATTGCAGTTTTTTTATAACCACGATCTGGCTGCAAAAATCCAAATCCTAATCTATTAACACCGTGAAACATTACGCATATCCTGTTGTTAATGCCACAAAATATCTTGATCCATCATAGAACATATTAAGCATATCAATACTGCTTGCATTAAAACTTAGTACTTTGAAATTACTTGCAAATTTATAATCTGAATTTGCAGTTAAAGTTCTACCGCCCGTTCCGTCCTGTGTGAAAATCAAAGTTAAACTCTGACCAGTTTCCATATTTATTGGTAAGTTTAATGTTATATTTCCAGTCAAAGTAGCCGTTTGTACTATCGCTAATGATCTATTGGGTGTAAAACTACCACTAATTGAACCTAGATCATAAATCGAAGATTGTACACCTTCAATTTCTACGGTAACGTCATCTCCTACATTAGTAGTGATTACACCGTTTCCAGTAAAATTAATACTTGATAAATTTGTGGTAACAACAATACTATTACTTTCGACTGTTATTGTTGGACCTTGCGGACCTTGCGGACCTTGTGGTCCCTGAGGTCCAGGTACATTACTTGCATCACCTTGTGGTCCTTGAGGTCCTTGAGGTCCTTGTGGTCCCTGCTCACCTTGTGGACCTTGTGGACCTTGTGGTCCATCAAATCCTATTACACCTTGTGGTCCTTGTGGACCTTGTGGACCTTGTGGACCTTGTGGACCTTGTATGCCCTGTGGCCCTTGTGGTCCTTGCGGCCCTTGAATGCCTTGTTCACCCTGTGGCCCTTGTGGTCCCTGTGGTCCCTGTGGTCCCTGAGGACCTTGAGAACCTTGCGGGCCTTCTGGGCCAATCAAACCTAATGGACCAGCTGGTCCTCTAGGACCTTGCGGTCCTTGTGATCCTTGTGGGCCCTGCGCGCCTTGAGGTCCAGTAGGTCCTTGTGATCCTTGTGGGCCAATTGATCCTTGTGGTCCTTGTGTACCTCTGACGCCTGCTGGACCTTGCGGTCCTTGTGGCCCCTGTGAGCCTTGAGGACCTCGCGGTCCTTGTGGTCCTTGTGGTCCTTGTGGACCTTGCGGTCCAGTCGGTATGTCTAACAAATTGTCCATTCTAGGTCCTTAAATATTACCAAAATCATATATCGCACTTATCGTAGGATCAGCAATCTGTCCTAAATCAAGATTTACTGGAGGATTAACGGGATATGCACTGTTACTAACAAAAATTTGTCCCACTGCACTGTAATTATCATCAACGTAGCCAACTACATTACCGATGCTTGAATTAATCTTTACGTTATATGTGTAAGTTTCACGATCTAATTGAACAAAATCATTTCCACTGATAATCGTATAGCCTAAACCCTGGGGACTATTGTAAATAGTAATATTCGAACTCAAGACGGTAGTAGCATTTGCGAATACATAATCGTCCACAATATTAAATGTAGCACTCATGGTACCCATGTTGATAGGCTTTTGCTCTGAGTTAAGAAATTGAAACTTTAGAACATTATTGATGTTCTTGTACATTTGTATGGTTCGTGTATACACAACTCTGTTCCTTTGATTTGTTGCTATTTCCAACCCACTGGCTGATATATCAAGCTGTATCTCTATCAGATTATCGTAATAGTAACTTACTATGGTTTGCATCTAGTATTTATGATAATCGCGGCAGAAATAAATAGTCTTTCATTCCAAAAATAAATAATGGAATGGAAGAAAATTATAAAGAATTGCTTGATTCTTATCCTTTTTTAAGTTATGTAACTTATGGTGGACAAGAATATATAGGGATAATACAAAATTTAGACGATATAATTACCAGTATTTATGACTACGGTGTAATTAAATTGCAAGATCAAAAAAAATTGTATCTTGAACTAGGAGAAATTTGGTGGTGGGAAAGCAATAGATTGGTGCCTATTAATATATTCTTGAAGTCAGATTGGATTCAATTTAGAGGCACATTAAAAACATTTAATAGTAAAGATGTTGTTATCAAATATGGTCCTGTGCTCAGTTTAAAAGAAGCAGCACAAAAACGCAGTAAGAAAAAATCTATTACACTAGTTAGAAAGATTATTTAATAGATTAATATGCACCGCAGTTAGATGTGCATACGCAACTGCATGTGATTTTTTGTAATAATATGTGCCATCAGTAGGTTTCTCCCATATAGTTTTTCCAACTTCATTCCATGATTTACCAATAAGATGACGTTTTGATGGGCGTATTACGCTAAGAAACATAGCCAATTTCAATATTGAATCAATTCTTTCTGGCATCTTTATCAAACTAGCATAATGATTGTTGATATGAATAACTTGTTTACAAAAGTCAATATCGTAAATTTTATTCCAATCTGGCGTTTGTGCTAACAATTCATCTAGATGTGCTTGTGATTTAATTAATGTATAGACATGTACATTAAGAAAATCTAATTTAACATAACCACGATTTTCTGCCGCTTCGTAATCTATACTAGCAATTTCATTTATAGGATCAATAGGTATATCAGTAAAATACACACCAGTATTGTGCTTAACCCATGCCGCATCTCTATTGATCGCCGCTGGTATATGTTTCAACAATTTAAGTGCCTCGTCACGCGAAGCAAAATCTATGTCAATATCACTGGTAAATTTAATGTTGTTCATGTAGCCAACTTAAACCAAAATGCAACACTTGGATCAACAAAAGTAAAAACCACATGTCGTGGTTCTTGAGGCTTCATGCCAGAATCAAAGAAAAAGTCTCTAATATGATTCTTAATTTCCCAAGTAAAATCTTTTTGTTTTACATATCCTGCGTCTGTGAGTTTATTCAATAAACGGTATGCTTCAGGAATGTTTTTAATTTCAATTTTTACTTCGGTCATAGTCCAGCCTCACTCAAAACAGTTTTTAACCAATCAACGTCTTTTTTATGTGTTGAAAATTTCTTCTGCCAAAAATCTGGATCAATATATGGCAATAGTATATCAACTTGCTCTTCATTTAAGTTATCTAAAAATTCAATACCACTAGCACAGTTATATACTATCCATGGACTGATTCTGCCAGATTGTATATGACTTATGATTCTATTTTTCGATCCATTTCTGAAATAGTTATTAAAGCTTGTTATAGTTTGAGATTCATGATCGGCATAATTTTGCATTTCTAGAAAGCTACGATCTAGCGCATCATCTACCGATTCTATTTGTAGATATGACTTCAGCCAATCAGTGTAATATTCTTCTTTTGTCCAGTAATCTAATTTTTTATTGTTCTTTAACAGCCACTGAGTGAAACTTGCAAAGTTTACTGTTCTAATAGCAACCTGATATCTGCCATATTTGACGAATGCTATGTAAAAATCACTACGAACAAAATCATCGTATGTTTTTGCTTTATTTCCAGGCTGTGAAAATTCATAAAATTTGTTATATGCATGATAGCCGAACTGTACGCCTTGTTCCTTTTCTTGTTGAAATCTGCGTTTTAGTTCACACAAATGCGATGTCAGAGTTGATTCACGGACATAAGATTTATTACAGTATTTACATACATATTTACTTACCACGGGTGGTGAATGTTTGCTCATTTCGACATATGCATTTACAATCTGTGTCAACATACTAATCTAGCTCTTTTTTTATATCACTGTCCGACATGCCTAACGAAATTGCCAGCTCATGCAAATCTTGCGTAGTATTTAGATTAGCTAGCAATTCAATATCTTTGAGTTTATGTGTAGGATACAATTTTAACAGAAATTTGATTTTCTTGCTAGGATCGCCAGAACTTTTTTTCTTTGAATTTAGCCAGTAATGTCGTTGATTACCAAAATTAGGACTTACCGCAGTTAGTGCTAACCATTGCAATTTTGGATGCTTGTTTAGAATAAAGAAATTTATGTTTACGTATTCATTTACCGCACGTAAATACCATTCTTGTAGTTCAAACGAACCTTCAATATTTGCGCCATATTTTAGCAGTAGGTATGCACTGAACTTTTTCTTCTCCTCATCTGACAAATCATCATAAAATGCACGATTTTTTTTATTTAGGGCGGCAAGTTCGCTGGCAAGACTTAAACGATCACTCATTTTTGTGGTGTGTGAGGAAATTGATATCCATATTGAGAATAAATCCAACGAATGAACAGGTCTATTGACTGTTTATTATCTGGATAACTTTCTAAGAATATTTTTGCCAGTCTATCTATAGTTTGTATGACTTCTGGTTCAGTATACATTTTTACCATGCTTTCGTATAGTTAACGATTTCACATTGTCTACTAATATCTTTTACAAAATAAACACACAATGATCCATTGGTATTTGTTTCTAGTGGAACAGCTAATAGCTGACCAGATTTTAATTTAGGAAAATACCATTTAACGTCCTGATAGATGTCAATTACTTCGACGGGTAAAAATGTAGGCCTAAAACTAGATAGAGGATTAAATGCAAAAGCACTAAAACCACGATCATTAATTGACGTTAGTGGTACAACTTCTAAATCGCCTACCTCTGATTCACCTATTAATAATTGCCAATCTATTGGCATCTTAATTATGTTTTCGCCTATTTTAAGAACCAATGCTGGTGCATTAAAGCTTTCTAAGAATATTAGCGGAATGAAAAAATAATCAGGATTTTTTGGATCGCTATTATCTAATACGCAAAATCTGATATCATCGACTTCATCTGGTATTTCATTTATTTCAAAACTTGAATTGTTATCTAAAACTAGTAATCTCATTATTTCCAATTAACCTTTTCTATACTGTAATTATACTCTACCTCTTTGTAGAATTCTTTTCTTTTAGTCAAGTGTCTTTTGGAAAATTTACAAGAACTGTTAATATCCCAGATTTCTACATGATCTTTGTCTTTTGCCTTACGTAATCCTCTGCCTATTGATTGTATTGTTCGAACAAATGATTTTCCTGGCTCTACTAAAACAACATTGAAAATTCTAGGTATATTGATACCTACTGCTGCTACCTGATACGTAGCAATAATAACTTTGTTATCTGTTTCTGAAATGCTCTCATATTCTGCCTGTCGATCTTTATTTTTTGTACTACCAGAAACAAATACAGAATTCGGAACTAACTGAATCAGTGATTCACCTGCCGATATTCTATCTATAAGAACTAAGGTATTACCTGATGCTGATATTTTTGAAATCAATGCCGCTACGTATTTTATACGTTCACTATCTTCAAGTAAGTATTTTAACTCTTGTGCATAGTTAGCAAACTCACGATGATCCTGTAATTGTACAATGTTCACATGACAATTTGACAGCACACCTTTTTCTTGTAATTCTGCTGCGGTAAGTTTATTGATCACAGGACCAATACATACTGTCAATGCAATAGATGCAAAATCTTCTTTTGGTATTGTGCCAGTAAGACCCCATCTAATAGGTATATGTGCCATGATACCAGATAGCATTGATTTTAGTTGATCAGCCTTTGCGCCATGAACCTCATCACATATAACGCACACTACATCTTCAAGAAAATCATGTATAGTAAAATCGGAATCGCCCGCTTCAGAATTTTTAATCAGGGCTAATACACTTTGCCAGGTACAGATAGTATGTTTTTTGCCTAATTCTTTTCTATCACCAAAATAAACTCCAACGTCTAATCCTAGATTTATATAATCTGCTTCAGTTTGTGTCACTAATGATTTGTTTGGTACTATTACTAGTGATCTACCGTAATGTTGAATTGAATAGCTTAGTGCTGCTGTGATTAGCGTTTTACCAGCGCCAGTTGGTGCAACTTGTATACATTGTGGATTTTTAAGAAAATTGTTGACTATATCAACCTGATAATCACGTAATTGTATCGGTTGACCTACTAAGCTATGTTTTTCTGGCCAAACAATATGTGAAAACGTAGTTTCAGTAATTGGTGCAAAATTAAAAACCGTGGAGTAGGTGCGTGTATCATCAATTTCAATATCATAATTCGCGGCATCTAATAGTGGAATTATTTCAGGCAATAAATTGATGTATGAACTACCACCTAAATTAAAATATGAAACTTTACCACTCCATCTACCCAAACGCACACTGGGCAAGAATCTTGCCCCAGGTATTTCATATTCAAACTTTTTACTGAGAGCGCGACGTTCGGTTAAATCTAAGCCCTCTATTTTTAGATTTACTTCATCTTTAATAATAATTTTACATTGTTTCATTTTCTACGATAATTATCTTTTCTGCCATTTTAAGCATAGTACTTTTTCTAACTCCCATTAGAATAGGTGTTTGTGATATAAACAATTTGATAGGTACATTGGAATCTGGCCATACTTTATTCAAATGCTCAATGTCATCGTGTTTGTATCTACTCAAATTTTTATATGAAGTCACATATGTATGTGCTGGATTCCTACTGGAAAGTTTCATATATTCAATGATTTTATCAAAATCAAAATCCACTAATTTAATTTTGTTTATTTTTTTCAGAGCAAGTTTTTGAATCAGCGGATCATCGTACAGCGATGTGAATCTATTAATTAATGGAATACTGACAGTGTAGCCTAAGGTCGATGATAAATCAATTAACTTAAAAAAGTTGTGATGGGCTATTTCACCAATAGTCCTATTAATATACTCTAACAAGCTAGGCGCGGCATTTGAAATGATCAGTTCACCATCAACTTCACGTAATTCAATACTATGATCCTGCTTTTCAATCTCAAGCATTTTGTCGTAAAGCTCAAGTATTTCAGGATCATAAGTGAAATGCGTTTCATTACATATAACTTTAATGTAATTTAAACTATATTCGGTTAATGGTAATAACCATACTTTTCGTTCGAAGTCAAATGTTGCAGATAAATCCTCTGTCGTTTTTAGATTACGTAGCTTGGCAATTAAATCAGTATTATATGGAAACCGTAATACAAAACTAGATTTGTTTCTATCAATTTCAACACTCATGGTGTTGTTTATTTTTCTAATAGGCAATCTAAATTTATCAAGTGTTTCAGGTATATTAATGCCCTGCTTCTCTAACTGCTTTCTATATTTATAGATTAGCGTTTTGGCTAACTCTGCTTGTTTGTCGGTAAACCCAATCTGTTTATACAGTATCTGAGTGCAAAGACTATCTACGATGGACACATCATATCGTGCTAAACTTAGCGGACTG